TACTTCGGTAGGTGCATTAACTAGCTTAACTATGGCAGGTGCTATAAATGGACAAACCATTAATGGTACTTCAATATTAGGCACAACTATTGGTAACACAGCAAGTGCCGTTAACGGTAACTTAGTAACTGCTGCAGCAATTTATGCAGGTACCATAGGCAACACAAGTGCTTCTCTGGTCGGAACAATTTCAACCGCAGCGCAAACCAATATCACGAGTGTAGGTGCATTAACTAGCTTAACTATGGCAGGTGCTATAAATGGACAAACCATTAATGGTACTTCAATATTAGGCACAACTATTGGTAACACAGCAAGTGCCGTTAACGGTAACATTCATACTGGTAGTGCGATATATGCTGGTACTATTGGTAACACTGGAACTTCACTAGTTGGAACTATTTCTACTGCTGCACAAACTAATATTACTAGTGTCGGTGCACTAACCAGCTTAACTATGGCAGGTGCTATAAATGGACAAACCATTAATGGTACTTCAATTCTTGGCACTACTATTGGTAACACAGCAAGTGCCGTTAACGGTAACATTCATACTGGTAGTGCAATATATGCAGGTACTATAGGTAATACTGGCGCTGTTTTTACTGGTTCAAGTATTACTCTTACTGGTAATACTAGTATTCAGGTCAATGCAGGTTCACTTGGAACTACAAGTGGCAATCAATTGGTATATGCTACATTATCATCAGCCGATTCAAATGCCAGCAATTTAATATTCAGTGAAACACGAGATAGTGCTGGTACTGCTTGGACTACAGCAGCAAGTAGAATTCAAAATAAAATTGATACTACTTGGATGGGATTTATTCAATTCAATGGCACAAATAATAATAGCGGTATAACATTTGGTACTGGTAGTTCTACCGCAAGTGCTACATCTATATCAGAAAGAATTAGAATTGATAGTAGTGGCAATTTTTATCCTGTTGCAAACGCTTCATCTAGTCTAGGAGGTTCCACTGCATATTGGAGCACAATTTACGGTGTTTCATTTGTAGGAACTTCAACCACTGCAAAATACGCTGACTTGGCCGAAATGTATTTGGCAGATGCACAATATCAGCCAGGAACTGTTTTGATATTTGGTGGCGACGATGAAGTAACTACCACAGATATATCGCATGATCCTCGCGTTGCTGGTATCGTTTCTACAAACCCAGCTTATCTTATGAATGATAACTTCGAAGATGGTTATTATGTTCCTGTTGGATTAACAGGTCGCTTGCCTTGTTTTGTGCAAGGTCCAGTCAAGAAAGGCGATATTTTGGTTGCAAGTAGCATAAAAGGTGTTGCCCAAAAACTATCAGATAGTGAATACCGTGTAGGTTGCGTAATTGGCAAGTGTCTTCAAAATCATGATCTAGATACCGTAAAGAAAATAGAAGTAGTGGTTGGTAGGTTCTAATAAATATATCTAACAGGAACTCATAAATGCCAACCTTAAGTCAGCAATATTATCGAAGAAATTATAGCGGCGAGTCTATCACGCATGTAGAAGATAGCGAATTAAAAAGTGTATTCGTTACTCCTCGTGAATTTCCATATGATTTTAACGCTAGAACTGCGATTGTTTTGGGAAATGGGATAGGCAGAACTACTCCAGAAGTTCAACTCTTATTAAGACAAAATAACGGCAGAGTTGCTGAAGGATATAAACTTACATATGCTTGCAATGCCGCACATCGCGATACGGCTGCTGATTATTATATTTTAAAAAATAACATATTCTTTGCAGATATTCCGTTAACTAATTACAATAAGATGTTTGTTCCAAATGATATGTGGTTTGGATACCGCGATGCAAACTTGCTTCCTTATGTATATCATATGGATGCTGGCGCAAGTGCTGCTTATCTTGCTTGCTTTGATGGCGCAAAGAAAGTATTTTTATTTGGTTTTGATGGCACGGATGGCGTAACCAGCGATAATATATATGCAAACACTATGGGATATGACAGCCCAGAAACCATAGAAGATTTTAATAAATTTAATATGAATTTATATATGGTAATGTTTAGATATTCAGATACTGAATTTTATAGAGTTAGAAATCAACATAGCCATGATTTTTATTCAAGTTTAAAAAACCTGCCAAACTATCACGAAGTAACAGTTCGTGATGCGGTGATCTTAGGCGATTTCTAATAATTCATGAATTGTTTTAAGTTTTTCTTGTATAATACGGTTATTAAAACTATTATATAAACCAGGATGCAGTGGTTTTGGTGTATTGTTTAAATTGCACCAAGCATAACCTTTGTGCTCATTGCTTAAATTAGGTATGAACTCTGTTTTTACAAGCAACACAAATGTATGATAATTAAAATGTCCATCTGGTGATGAAAATAATTCAAGTGGAATAGTTTTTAATACAGGCGGAACAAACCCAATTTCTTCAGAAACTTCGCGCAATAAACCTTGCTGAATGGTCTCGTCTTTTTCTAATTGACCGCCAACCAATCCCCAAGTTCCACTATAAGTATCTTGATCTCGCAACAGAAATAAACCACGACCAGTTTTTGTGCTTATAAAAAGAGCGCCAGCCGCTGTTAGATCACTATGCTCCAGTACCCTTCTTGATACAAACCTTCCCAGCTTTTTTGCCATTGCGTCACATTCCAAACATATTGAATTCCAGTATGCGCGTTTGTAACATACTGACCACTGCTGGTACTTAGCGGATGAAAACTAATTACCCAATTTGTTCCATTATAAGTTATAATATCATTTGCTTTTGCTGTTAAGCTTGAACCATCACTATTTTGCCACACTGCTGCGCCATGACCAATAGCATTTGTAGCAGCGCCTAAATCATTAACTATCAGATATCTTTGTCCTGTTGCTGCGGCTGGTAAACCAATTCCTGGACCATTTACAGTAGGATCAACAATAGCATCTACGCTTGGTAAAGTATTTGATGGTATAGTGTTAGGGTCAACCGAAAAGAATAACTGTGTAGGATCATTTGGATTGTATGTTACCGTGCCAGTTACCGTTCTTTGTGTTTCGGCATTTGTAAGATATAATAAACTATATGCACCTACTATTTCACCAAAACTTGCAATAACTGGTTGCCATGCAATAGGAGTTCCCACTGTAGTAGGTATATCCAAGTTAGTATTGTTTATTTCTGGTCCTCCCCTATTGACTAAAGTAGCAATGCCATCATTGACAATAACTTGATAACCAGTTGGGGTAAAAAATTGACGAGCACCTAGTAAGTTAACTTGGTCAACAAGTGCCTGTGCAAGGTTTCCTTGCGCATCATAAACACTAGCAACAACACTTTGGATAACACCAAGACGCTTTAATTTGGCAGGTGTAGTAATCCATATAGGAAGTTCAAATGTAAGTGTGGCAATATCTATTGGATCATCGCTCATAACTGGAATATTTCTAGTAGTCCAGTTAGTATCAACCAGAAGTATATAACTTAAACTAGTCCAATCAAGATAATTGTCGCCATTTTGAATTTCCATATCTGGATTAAATTGACTACAAATTTGTTCCCATAGCTGCAATTTTTGATCAAAGTTGCTTGTCCATAGTTCCATCTTTACTGTTAATCTATAAGGAACTGGCATCAATCTTTCTAAACTAAAATTGTTTCCTTGTGTTATTGGTGCAGCATTTCCTGTCAATGGATTAATTGCTCGTTGGCGAAGCGCAATATTATCAACATGGTGCGGCTCTTGTATTCTTGTTCGGTCATATTTGGCATCGGTTATGTAAACAACGATCATTGGAACATTGTTAACACTGTTATCACTGTTATTTTTTAAGATAGCAGCAGCTTGTCTATTTGTGTCCGCATATCTGCAAGGCACACGATACAAAACTTGATTGCCATTGACATCGTTTCCAAATTCAACAAATGTATTTGAAAAAATTCTTACAAATTGATTCATAAATCTGCGTATTTGTTTGTCGTAAAAGAACTCCACTTGATTATCCTAATTTGTCTGGTTGTATTTTTAACAGTGAACTTAATGCTTGGCGTTGAGGTATTACAGCGCCATTGGCTAGCTTTGTAGTAGCTGCATTGTTTACAAATGTTCCTCGTTGTGTACCATTTAAATTACCAGTAATAGCAGTGCGCTGTACATCTTCAATCGCAACCCATTTTGTACCATCGTATCTAAACAATCTATTTGGTACATAATCTGTTCTAAGAACATATTGTCCTGTTGTTGGTGATAGCGGAAACGCTGGATCGGCAGTAACTGGATATCCATCTGGCGGAGCACCGCTTCCTGTCAAATATCCTGGCATACTAATAATAGGAGATATTCCATCAACTGCTGGCAGTAGATATAAACTATTAACATTGTATCCACTTTGCGGCACATCTGTTTCAGCTTGCGCAACAATTGCATCATTGATTTGCAAGTTCTTGTTATAAGAACTTAACAAATCATTAAGAGTCGAATTTGATGAATCTGATACTGGTTGATTAAGAATATCTTTATATTCTTGACCATCTACCATTGGAACAATTTTACAACGCCAAAGATGTGACCACCAAGTTTGAGAATATCCTTCTGCTGCACGAGTTGCTTCTTGTACCACATAAAATTTCTTTAGTGCAACTGGTATAGTTTCATCTAGCGGATAATAATCTCGTAGATGCGGCATTTCAAATACATCGCCAGGCATAATTTTCCTACCAAGTCTAGCAACCATGTCTGTGGTATGAAAAGTTACATACAGCGTGTCATTGTTAATGAATAACCCAAATTGACTTAAGTTAAAGTCAGTGTCTTGAATAGTATAATGTCCACGAAGATCATATACATCTTTGTCGTATTTTCTATCACGATTTTCTAAGAATAGCAAATCTTGAATATTTTGTTCACTTTGATTTGCATATTGTGGTTCAGTCAAATCAGTGGTTGTTCCAGTATTTGCTGGCCCAAGATACTTGTGAATATTAATTCCGACACAACTAATAGTAAACATTTCAGAGATACGACGATCTTGAAATTTATAGTCGTTGCTATGATTTTCTCTATATAAACTTAATCTTGGCATGGATAATCCTACAACATATTTATTGTAGGATTATCTATCGTGTTAAGGCTTTTTAAAAACAAAGTAGAAACGGTCGCCGTTATCTTGTTTCCAAGTTTCTAACTTAACATTATTTTCTTCTGCAATACGAACTGCGGTATCAAAATCCCAATGATATGGATCAATCCATTCATTATCTGGGCCAGTGCTAAATGGATTGGCGCGACAAAAAACTGTTCCGCCTAGAGCCAATAATTCAAAAACTTTGCCAAATCTTTCTGCTACCCATTCGTAGCTATAGAAATTTATACTACCAAATACGATTATTGCATCAAAACTTTCTGGTTTCCATTTAAAATCCATAATTTCAACCATATAATCTGCGTTTGGATTATAACGATCAATACCAATTAAGTTTGGAATTTGTGCTTTAAATTGATTAAACCCACATCCAACATCTAATACAGCACGAGGTTTAAGATCATTTACATCTTTGACAATATTCCAACCTGTAAAACGATATACTTCTGTGCGAGGTTTCCACATCTCGCCGCCCCACACACGGCATTGATACTTATAATCAACATGATTAGTAAATTCTTGTAAGGTTCCTTTAAATTCTATATCAACTCCTTGAAAAGTATCGCTGATATCTTTTTTAAACTTTTCCCAACGCTTTAAAGTCCATGGAAGTTCGTTTATATTAGTATTTTCATTAATACTATTACGAATTTCTGTATATCTTTCTAATTTAAATGAATCATTTAAATTTTTTAGTAAGAAGGCATAAATTTTCTTGTTCATCTAATTTTTTCCCAACTTTGATAAATAATTTTAAGATATCTAATTTTTTTACTAAATATTTATGATTTAGGAAACATGTATGAATTTTTCTGAGAATAATAAAAAAAATAAGATGTTGTTGCTTTTTGGGCCACAGGGCAGCGGAAATCATCTTTTTAGTAAAATTTTTGCCCTGCATCCAGATGTTTATGGATGGGAAGAATTATTAGATAACAGCAGTGAAGACAATTATTTTGTTCCACACTGGCGTGAACCAAATAATCAAATTTGGAATGATATTGAATCAATAACTTTAGACATTATGGGCGGAAAAAATTACGCAGTACTAAGTGCAAGCGTTCCATTTTGGAATAAAGATGAGTTACAAGTTCCTCCAATCAATAAATTAATGGCTAAATTACAAAGTTTAGATATAGAAGTTCAGCCAGTAATAATTGGTCGCGATAAAACTATTCTAACAGCCCAACAAACCAGACTTCGCGGTGGACCAACTTGGGGAAATATGACTCAGCTAATAAGATGGCTTGATGTTACGCCTTTTTATGTTAGCAATGAATTAGCGTATTTGTATAAAAAAGTTTATATTCGTGATATTGGAAAGTGGTTATCTTTCCCTGTTGCGTATACTGATCCTGCAATAGATAGCATTCTAGATGAAGACTCAAATGAAAAATATATTAAAAATGCAGATAACCCTTGGTTAGATGATATTGTTCGTAGAACGGGATATCCTGTAGCAGTACAGAAGAAAACCCCGCTTTGAACAGCGTGGTCGTCTAGTTTAATCCCACTAACACTAGACGACCACACATAAATTAAAAAGGAATAAAGATGACATTTAAAAAACATTGTTTGTGGCAACCATTAAAAGATTGCGTTGTTGGAAAAAGCTATGCACCAGAATATTATTCTTTTATTAAAGATATAGATGTTCGTAGACGATACGAACAAATAGCGCATGAAACCGAAGAAGATTACCAAAATCTTGAAAAGCTGCTGCAAAGTTTTGGTGTTAATACAATCCGTCCACAAGTAGATATAGAAGCTAATTTTAAAAACAGAAAACAATCTCGTGCATGGTTTGACCAATTTGAAAGACCTGTGCGTCAAGTAGATTATGTAACAACAGACTGTGTTGTACCTCCGCCAATGCAACCTCGTGACTGGATCATGATGATGGGCGATAAATTTATTCACTGGTTTATTGAACCAGACCAGAATGCTCAATATCGTAATATAGTAAGTTTTGTTCAAGAACAAAATAATTGGGTTTATCATACTGATACTAATCTAAACAGTGAAGGTTGGATGACAAAGATTGGCAAACGCATGACTTATGGCGGCGGCGGTCCAAGTTTTTCAAGCAATAATGTTCGAAAAGAATATGAAAAATTTATTGTTGAATTTGGCGATGATTATGAAAATTTAATTTATGATGATATTGGTTGGCGAGATAGTTGGTATCGTCCTCTAAAGCCAGGACTTATTATTAGTGTAACTGGTGAAGACAGATATGCCAAGGATTTTTCAAACTGGAAAATTATAACAACTGATGGCAGCGATGGCTTGGTTAGCATGTACAAGTATTTGCGATTTAAACAAAAACATAATCACAATTTGTGGAACTATGGAGAAGAAGGCGATGCTGCTCGTGCAGCAGTTGCCTATGAATGGCTAGATAACGGTTGGCAACAATATTGTATGGAAAATGTGTTTGATTGTAACATTTTAAACATAGATGAAAGCAATGTAATTGTATTCAACAACCCTAACAAAAAAATTTGCAATGAGCTAGAAAAACATGGTATAAATGTACATGTCTCTCATTATAGAAATCGTTATTTTTGGAGTGGCGGTATTCACTGTATTACCTGCGACCTTAACAGAGATGGCGAATTAATAGATTACTTCAACTAAAAGGAAAATAAAACGGCGTGGTTGTCTAGTTTAATCCCACTAACACTAGACAACCACACATATATTACTGTTCATACAAAAAGTTGTTGACGCTTGTGGGAAAAATATGATATTGTTATTATAAGGAAATGAAAATGGAAGATTATAAAACCGCAAAAAGTGCATGGGAATTTGGTAAAAATCGCAGTAGCTATCACTTTGATACAAAGATAACTGATATGCGATGGGATACCGTTCAGGGTCTTGGAAAATTTTCTGGCAATTGGGCAGAAGAATTAGAACAGCAAATTGCTGACTCCGTGCCAGTAAATATTGCTACCCGCAGAAATCAATGGCAGCGTGATCGTGGAATTGAACACAATAAAGTAAAATTACATACTGCAGAAACTAACGACTTCATAAATGTTGGCGCTGATCCAGAAATGACTATCTTTAGGGTTCAGCATGACCTATCTCCTACTTTTCAGAAAATGGTAGAAGCAATTGGTTTAGAACAAAATGAAAGTCGTCTTCATGTACAGTACCCAGGAGAAGCATTCTTAGGACATGTTGACAGATTTGATTTAAATTATCCTGGAGTAGATCAAGATGATCTTATGAGAATTGGAATAATGCTAAAAGATTACGAGCAAGGTCACTTTTTTCAATTTGGCAATCATCTTTACCAGCATTGGAGAGCAGGTGATATTCATACATTTGATTATCGTCATGTTCCACATTATACTGCCAATAGTGGGTTGTCACCTCGTGTAACACTGTTTACTACTGGAATTATTACAGATAAAACTCGTGCCTTCTTGAAGCAAGCAAGACACGCAACTGAAATTCAAATTTAAAAAAGAAGGAAAATAAAATGGACATTCAAAAATTATTTCCAATTTTTGATCCAACCACTGGATTGGCAATTATTGGAATTTATGCAGTTTTTGTTTTTTTCTTAACCAGTTTTTTTGCTAAAGGTTTTGATAAAAACAAGGAAAGTTTTCTAGTTGCTAATCGTGAGATTGGTTTTTGGCAAGGTTCGTTCTCAGCAGGTGCTGCGTGGATTCACGCACCAGGACTGTTTGTAGCAGCGCAGCAGGGCTATAACAACGGTTGGCCAGGCGTTCTATGGTTTAGTTTCGGTAACTTTTTTAGTTACATTGTTTTTGCTTATTTTATTAATAAGTTTAGAAATGAAAACGGAAAGTTATTCACACTAAGTGAGTATTTCAAAGGAAAATGGGGTGGATTTATCAGTCTACTTATTGTAGTTCAGATGTTATTATTAACGCTGCAATCATTAACTATTGATTTATTCGCTGGATCACAAAGTGTTGCTATTGTAACTGGATTAAGTCCAATTTTAGTTTCGGCACTACTGGTTGGTATTGCGCTTACATATTCGCTTCGCGGTGGCATTAAAGCATCTATCATTACTGATGTTGTAAAGATTGTAATGATATTTGTAGGCGTTGCCGTAGTTGGATATTCTGTGTACAGCGTAACAGGTGTACAGCCAATTATAGATGGCATTGCAGGTAAAGCAGGTAAAGGAACATCTCTATGGAGTGATAGTTTTGCGTTAGGTTTATTATTTGGATTTGGCGTACCAACTGTTATTGGTCACTTTGCAAGTGCATGGACAACCAATGAAGGATTCCAAAATGCTTTTAGTATGAAACCTAATGTTGCATTAAAAGCTTATATCGCTGCGCCATTTTACTGGTTAGTTCTACAACTTATTGGTGGACCACTTGGTATGATTGCTGCTTCAATGCATATTGATGCTGGTACTAAATCTGGGTTTGTTAACTTAATGGTAATGGCAAGTGTAGTAGGACCATGGTTAACCCTTGTATTCTTGATTACTGTATTTGCTGGTCTTATTAGTATCATTGATACAATGTTAATCAATAGTGCAAATATTTTTGGTAGTGATATTCACGATTATTTCAAAGGAAAAAATCCTGTATTGTGGAGTCGTATTGCCATGATTGGATTTGCTGCAGTAGGAATTACATTAGCAAATATTCCAGGACTTGATTTAAACACTATTTTCTTGTTCGGTAAAACATTTCAATTGTGTTTCTTTATTCCAGTTGTAATGGGTATTCTTGCGCCACACTTCCTTACCAAGTGGGGATTCATCAGTGGTGCCGCCGTAGGATCACTGATTGGTTCTCCAATATATGTTTGGGGATTGTTGCTTGGCGGTGGTCCTATTATTCAAGTAACTGGAACACTTATTCAAGTATTTGGTGCTGGCATTGTTTGTTATGTTGTTAGCAAAATAACTGCGCCACAGCAAATTACAGTTGCAGCATGAATAAAAAAATACTAATAATGGGCTTGCCAGGGTCGGGTAAAACCACCTTGGCAAAAGCCTTGGCACCAAAATTAAAAGCAGTTAACTGGAATGCAGACGCTGTTCGTGCTAATATCAACAGTCATCTTGGTTTTAGTGAAGCAGATCGTATAGAACAAGCTAGACGAATGGGTTGGCTATGCGATCAAGTTGTGGCAGCAGGTTCATGGGTGATAGCCGATTTTGTATGCCCTACACCAGCCACTCGTGCAGCCTTTGGACCTGCTACTGTTATTTGGGTTGATACTATTAAAGAAGGGCGTTTTGAAGATACGAACAAATTGTTTGTAAATCCAGAACCAGGCAGTTATTATTTTCGTGTAGATACACAGGATGCGCTATTCTGGTCAAAGTATATCATGGAAGAACTTGACTTTGATACGCATCCAACTTGGATTAAGGCAATGTTTAAAGGATTAAAACTATCATGACAAAATGGAATAATCAAGCACCGACTGTGCAACTACTTGGCCGATACCAACCGTGGCATCCTGGTCATACTGAATTATTTAAACGAGCACATGCCAAAACAGGTCAGGTTATGATTATGGTGCGTGATACTGGCGGCAGTGATGAGAAAAACCCATTTGATTATGCATTTGTAAAAGAACGCATTATTAAAGATTTGGAAGCAGCGGGTTATAAATTTAATAAAGATTTTCTCGTCAATCTTGTTCCTAATATTGTCAATATAACCTATGGACGAGATGTTGGCTATACAATTGAAAAAGAAGATTTTGATAAAGAAATTTTAAAGATTAGTGCAACACAAATTCGCAAAGAAATGGGTCTTTAATTTTTTTTAAATCGCAGCATAAAGATATTAACATCTTCGCTACTACTAAAAAACAGCGACCAATATGGATCGCCGCTGTTAAATCTAAAATTTAATGAATAATCATTGGAAAAACATTCATCGCACCAGTTTTTTAATGGTTGTTGTATTGTTTCTTTTAAAAAATCAGTACCTAATGGGGGAAAATGTGGCAACCCTATATTGGGATAAACTCTAACCAAGTATTTGTCTGGTGCAAGGGAGGTAATAGAACTTACTTCAATATTATCTATTGTTGGGTTCATTTATGAACTTTGCGTATTTCATCGATACGCTGTGTCATATACTCTATTATAGTAAGTCTCTTGTCATCAGGCATATCGTATGTCTTAGTTTTTAATTCGTTGTTGATTATATATGTAAAAGCAAACTCAATCATTTTTGCAATTGAATAATTTAACATAATAGTATTTATTGCAATTTTATGACTGTAGAAAAAATGTTGGAGCGGCAATTTCTAATGAAGATAATTTAATAAACTATGCTAAATAATAATATGTTAATATCAGTTTGTGAACATTGTAAGAAAGAATATGAATTAAAACCAAATACTCGTGGAAGATTTTGTTCCTTATCTTGCGGCAATTATTCTCGTGGTGCAATAGATGCAAGAAAAAGATTAGAAAAATATACTTTAAATCCTAAATTTTGTGTAAATTGTTCAAATACCATATCTTACGAAAGTAGAAAAAACAAATATTGCTCACACAAATGTTCTGCTATTGATTCTAACAAAAAAAGAATAAGAAAATTAAAAATTAAAACAACTGAAAAATTATATTGTAAGGTAGATTTTAAATTTTGTAAAATTATGAACAAGTGGTATTGTAATAAAAATTCAGATGGAACCGTTAGAAGGTCTAGTCCATATGTTAAAACAGAAAAACAAAAATACTATATGAAATCTCGTTTTAAATTCAATGTGTATGATTACCAAAATGAATTTAATATTTCTTTAATAGAAAATATAGGTTGGTATACTTGTCCTAGTAAGAAAAGAAAAAATAAAATTAAAAATATAAATGGTGCAAGTCGTGACCATATAATTTCTGTAAGTTATGGATTTGCTAATAAAATTGATCCAAAAATAATTTCGCATCCTGCAAATTGCCAAATTGTTATTCATAAAGATAACAAATTAAAATCAAGTAAATGTGGAATGATGGTAGATGAATTATTAGAAAAAATTAAATTATGGGATGAAAAGTATGGAGCATTATAACAGACTCGAACTGTTAACTTCTCGTTGGAAGCGAGAGATTTTACCCTTAAACTAATAATGCCACTATACGAAATCCGCCCACTCATTTTATTTAATTAAACTGTGGATATCAAAATCATTTAAAAGCCATTTGACCAAGAGTATGAGCCAAAGGATTCTAACAGATTCGTCTACAAACCGTCTATAAAACTTATACATCTTAGTCTACTTTCTTTTCTGTGTTGGCGGAAGAGGTGAGATTCGAACTCACGGTAGGCTTTCACCTACGCTAGTTTTCAAGACTAGAGCCATAAACCACTCGGCCACCCTTCCAATCATGGTGCCGCTTATCTGATTCGAACAGATCACCTATGAATTACTAGTTCATTGCTCTACCAAATGAGCTAAAGCGGCATTGGTGCCCCGCCCCCGATTCGAACGGGGAACCTCTTGATTCTAAGTCAAGTACCTCTAACCAGTTGGGCTAGCGGGGCATCATTTAATTATATTACAATAAATAGTTATGCTTGTCAACAGTAATCTTATATTTTATTAGGATATTTCTATGGTAATGGACCCAAAGAGTGCAGCAAAGTTAGGTGAAGTCTATGGCAAGGGCGTTACCGATGCTGTATTTGGTATCGTAGATGTTGTTAAAAATGCACCTGCACAGAAAGCAGCAAACAACCAACGAGTTATCAATCAAAATAAGATCACTGAAATTAACAATCAAATTGTTTGCAATAACAATGCTCTGCGTGAACAAGCAATGCGCGAAATTGCGGCAGAACAAGAACAGCATATGTTGTTACAAATGACACCAGCACAACGAGCAGCTTTTAAACAAAATAAGATTGATGCCGCAAATGCTGCTAAAAAAGCAGAACGCCGCCGCCAAGAAGCACATGATGAAATGATGCAATATTTTTGGGCTGCTATGATACTATTTGTGTTTGTTCCGCTTGTTGTGTGGATTGGTTTATTAATTTGGGGAATTGCCGACCCAATGGCATATTACTCTTTAAAGAGTTGGGTACCACTACTAAAAACATTAGTAGGAAGATAATGGCTGCGTTGGCAGGATTCGAACCTGCGACCAAATGATTAACAGTCACCTGCGCTACCGCTGCGCCACAACGCAACAACCATATTACTAATATACTTATATTTTATTATTTTGTCAAGCAAAAAATTCAACTAAATTTAACTTTTCATATGGTTTATGATAAAATATATTTTGGTTATGTACTATTATCTGCAAATTGTCATCCCAAAATTGTCGCCAATCTTCTAAAGAAATAGATAGTAATCTATTAATTTCTTCTTTATATGCCAAGAACCTTGAATCATCGTCTTTTATATTATCATAACCATAATCTATGAAAGTTGGAAATATAAAACCTAAATTTTTTAAGTGTTGAATATAACCACAATTGCTGAACGGTAATATAAAATGACCTTTAATTAACGGATCATATGTTTTTTCACTTGGGGTATATCCTTCACCCCATTCACAAATTTCACCAAAAATGCTTATAAAAGTATTTTCGTAATATAAAATATGCGGTGGACTATACCCAAATCCAGGATAATCGTCTATGATTTTAGATTCTAAAAAATCTATATCCTTACATTTTGGCAATATTTTTTGTGGTATCAAGAAATTTTTATTATCGCCTTCCATATAACTAACATATCCTAATTTATTGTTGTATGGTTTTAACAAATTTGAAATTTGAGGGCGGTATCTTAATGATTTTCTATAACTAAAAGTAGGCGAAAGAAATATTTTGTTTTTTGTTTTAGCATTTAGATTATTAGTTAGTACATAAGAATTTTTGTACCACATCCATTTAATAGTATCATTTGAAAATTTAAAGTTAGTATAATATGCTTTTGTTCTGTTGAATAAAAAATCATGATATAAAACGCGACTATGCTGGCGATTTGGATCATATTGATTTATAATATAATATAAATCATTATTTTTACATTCTTCTATTGTGTCCCTTGCTAAGTTTTCGTTTGAGAAAAATATACAAAGGTCAAGTTTTGTTTTAGATTTGACATTATCATTGAAATTGTATGAGTGCCACTGCGAACGAACATTTATGTCTACTATGTCATTTTCATTTGTCGTAATAGTATAATCATCGCCATTTAAATCAAAAAACATCCTAACATCATATAGCGTAGGATCACCATCAAAGTATATTTTAAAACTCATGCTATATTTAAGAAGGTTTGGTGCCCACAGAGAGATTTGAACTCCCAACCTACGGTTTCGAAGACCGCCGCTCTATCCAGTTGAACTATGTAGGCATTATATTGGTAGACGCTCTGGGATTCGAACCCAGCACCAACGGTTTAAAAGACCGCTACTCTAACCAAATGAGCTAAGCGTCCAAAATTCAAAGTCAGTGTGCAGCCCCCATCTATCGCCCACACCGTGACACATCCCATCGCCATTGCGGATTGTTTACTGTGCCTTGCCGTCTCTTATATTGGTCTCCGTATGGGGATTCGAACCCCAACCACACGACTCCAAATCGTGGATGCAACCAGGTAACACTTTACAGAGATAAACTTACAGAAGGTTCCTATATAATCCCATCGTCACCTACAACCGTTGGTAGTGATAGTTCTAGTTATTCCATCACACATTTGTTCATAAGAAGGTTCCCAGTCAATACAGGTCACCTACAACCCTCTCACCTAATTGCCATCGTATGGGGATCGAACCCATCTCTCAACCGACTCCGCAGTTGTATCCTATCCTATAGACGAACGACCAATAGGTTTGCAACCCTACTGTTGGCAAACTTGGTTGCGGTCGCTGGTGACGCTCCAGTTCTGTTGGTTATGAGCCAACCGTGGCACTTTTCCACTACCCCGCAATAATTTTGGTGGGACGGGTTGGATTCGAACCAACTCCGTTTCTATGTAACGGGTTTACAGCCCGCCGCCCATCCGCCGTCTGAGCAGCCGTCCCAATATCTTTACATTATCACATTTAAATTATTTGTCAAGCACTATTTTAGCTTGGATTTTCTGGTTTCTTTTCTTGGTATTTTTCAAATTTTTTCTGATCAGCAGGTTCAAACTTTGTACCGCTAGCAACACCACAGAATCTGCCATCACTTTGCTCTAGTAGAACTGTCCATGTGCTTGTTTTAGGACTTACCAACATTATCATATGGCGATTTTGAGGATCAAGAAATTCAGCAAAAGGTATTTCACCATATTGAGAATTTAAATATCCAAATATTTTCTCACCAACTGCACAAAGTGGGCCGTTTTCTTGCGCCAAAGCCGTGGTTGAAATTAATAACAGCGGTAATAGATATTTCATTTTTTTTCCTTTTATTAGGTATTTAATAAAATGGTACCGTCTACTGGTATCGATCCAGTTCTACGAGTGCCACAAACTCGTGTGCAACCTTTAACACTTAGACGGCATTAAACTAAAAAGTCATGATCATTGCTGACCATGACTTAATATACCAGATTATTTTTTGCTGTCAAGCTTTTAATTAAGCAAAAGGAAGACTAGTATTAGCAATTCTTGGTGGCAGATAATTTTGATTATTTGCCTTTGCATTGGTTAGTGTAGTCTTAACAATATTGTTTAATGTTGTTTGGTAATTCACCAAATCATTTGCACTTTGACCAACTAGCGCAATTATCTTTTTAAATTTGCCTGAACCAAATGATTTAAATTGTTGTTGGAATACTGGATCAATCGGTAGAAGTCCATCATTAACATTATTAGTTGAACGAGGAACATACCAAGATTGACCAGTTACAGTGTTAGTAAACTGCTCAACAATGTACTGAGTCTGCGCTGTGCCACTTCCACCAAGTGAATAAGGCACTGAACCAATATTTTGCAAATCATGGGGGCCAACGATTGGAGGACCAGCATCACCATTGCCAAAATTGCCACCTAAACTACCAAAACCAGTTGGTGGGTTTGAATCGCCTACAGGATTTGGATAATGTGCTACGCCGCCGCCAACAGGTGGAAGATAGTTAGAGATTGAAACTCCGCCGCCACCTGCTTGGTTTTTTGCGTTAACTGGGGTAGCTGGTGCTGCGGCAATGCCACCACTTGAACTAATTCCGCCGTAGATGCTTTTTACAACTGCAACCATTTAAAAAATCTCCATTTCTTTAATAGTATTTATAACAGTTAAAGAAAATAACATTGCCTATGCTGAATATTTTATAGCTATTGTAATTCTAGGTTGATTTCTGTAACTAGTAGCGCGATGTCTAATTTTGCCATCGAACATAACTAATCTAGCTGGATCATTATAGTACACTGGAGTAGGAAACCAATTCTCAACAGTCATAATAACCTTAAATGTTGGAGCGGACGAAGGGGGTCGAACCCTCGACATCGACCTTGGCAAGGTCGCGCTCTACCACTGAGCTACATCCGCATCTATACTATTATATAGTATTTTCTATATATGTCCACATAATTATTGCTTGTTTTTCATTTATACCATTTGCAATATAATTATCGCTGCTATGGAATTTTGCACGATTGCTAGCAAACAATGAGCCAGCTTCCCATTTAAAAACTTCATCAAGCGTTAAAAATTTTAATAATATTTTTTCCTCATGCGAAAGATATTTTTGATGAAATTCATCATCTAATTCTTTCTTATCTGGTTTAACTTTGTTTTCTTTTGCCCACTGTTTGACCGTCTTGATATACGGGCTTATCTCATTAAAAACTATTGTATGACTATTGTATGTTTCTAGTGGTATAATAAAAGTCCATGCTGGTGTTCTATTATCAGGATATGCTCCGCCTGTAATATGATCAAATTCACCACTAAGAACATCACTGTGTATACCATATGGTATCATGCTATGCAAAAGATGTGCATGTTCAATCTTGACAGATTTGTCAAAATGTTTTTCAATTTTTTCACTGAAAAAATCTATTGCATCATTGGTGCATAATTTAGTTTTAGCATCAATGTTTCCAGTATATGGATTTTTATATTCAACAAACGGTATATGTAAAATTTTGTTTTTAAATTCTTTAATTTCAGATAAAGATATAAAATTTGAAATGGTTTTGTTTTTTATTTCCATGACAATATTTATTGGGTCTTTTTCAATAAATATTTTTTTAGGGAGATATCAACTATGGCTAAGGCAAAAGGTGGCGCAAATGGCGCAGCAAAAATTACCTTCAAGAAAAGCAGCGTTAAAAAACGCACTAGTATTGGTAACGGCAAAGCAAGTCGTCCTAAAAATAAACATGTTCGCCGTTCCACTAAAGCATATGTTGGTCAAGGCAAACCATAAATTTGGCGTTCTCCCCAAGATTCGAACTTGGAACTGAAGTTTCGTAGACTTCGGTGATATCCATTTCACCAAGAGAACTAATGGCAGACCGTGAGGGATTTGAACCCCCGACAAAGTGATTAAGAGTCACCTGCTCTACCAACTGAGCTAACGGTCCACAAATTTGGTGCTGCTGACTGTACTCGAAACAGTTTAAACCACCTTATGAGAGTGGTGCGATAGCCGCTACCGCCCCAGCAGCATCATTGGTTGGCACAGTTGGATTTGAACCAACGACCTAACGCTTATCAAGCGTTTGCTCTACCGCTGAGCTATGCGCCAGTAAATTGGTGCTCCCTATGGGATTCGAACCCATGATCTCCGCCGTGAAAGGGCGTTATCCTAAGCCGCTAGACGAAGGGAGCATTATAATTGAGCGGGGGTAGGGAATCGAACCCTATGGTTGTTAGTTAAAGCACCCATGCAAACCCCAGCATTAACTTGTGTTGGCGACTCCAAGAGGGATCGAACCCCTATCCCCTGATAGACAGTCAAGGATAATAGCCATTATAAGATGGAGCCTTTTGTTTTTATTTCAATAAAGTGGTCTCGTTTATCATAGTATAGACCATCAGGTTCGTCTTTTATTTCTTTGAAGAACCACCAATTATGTAAATCGGGGAAACCGCCCCATGCCTCTTCATAATATATGGTGTATGTCTTTGTTAAAGTATGCAGACCGCCCATTACATAAACTGTAATATTGACGATGCGTCCATCTGTTGTTTCTAGATACAGTCCCGTTTCACTTGTTTTTTCCTTTTTTAATGTTATATTTTACACCAACCCAGGTTCCTGCAAAAGCACCCAAACACGCAGGAAGCAGTAGCCAGTGATTATCTACATAGCCAATTGTGGCAATACTAGCAACAAAGAATACAACGGTTGCCATAGATGATGCATGAAGTGCTTTGTTATTTTCAATGCTCTTAAGATAAATCGCATAGAAAATATCAACTACAAACATTGACAAGAATACTAATACAGCTTCTATCATTGCATATCCTTTAATAAAAATGGTGCAAGGTCTAAGGATCGAACTCAGTTCTTTGGTGCTTCAAACCAACGCAATTACCAAACTTGCTCACCTTGCACTAAAGTTGGAGGGGAAGGCGGGACTCGAACCCGCATAAAAAGGTTTTGCAGACCTTGGCGTAACCGTTCCGCACTCACTTCCCCATTATAGTGTATCTACAAACTCACGCAACATTGCATGATGACGACCACCGTGCCAATAATCTGGCATATATTGCCATGTATCAAACCAATACTCTTGGCTCTCTGGATGGCAACCGATGATACCTACATTGCCTTGGCGAATAGCCATAGCATCGCCGTTAGCATAGGTAGCAACAGTCTCAAACTTACGCTAGTTACCAACCAATGCACAGCCATCATAGAAG